CTCAAGTCAACTTCAGACGTCTCACGACGATATGAAGTACCCTAGTCGTTGTGCCATCCATTACTGAATAGCATCGCTAGGGAAAGACGTGTTGACATACGTCGAGTAACCACGCTTTTATTACAAGGCGCGACTACTTCCTTAAACTCAAGAGCTAGGAGCCTAAGAGGGGTTCGACCCCTTTCAACGTTGTCAACGCAGCCGAAACTGTCCCACATCAATTGAAGATAGATTGGTGGAAGGCAGCCATCGTACTCTTTGGCAACCGACCTGACAGACGCATACGTCCAACATTGACAGTCACGAGACCACAGGGTGAGGGGCGATTTCTGCCCCACATCCCACGGAACGTGAATGTGTCCTTCTTTATCCTCACTACGAGGACCTAGAAGAACCTTCTTAATAACTTGAGGAAGCCGACCGACAATAAAGCGGCAAGCAGAACCCCAAGTATCACCAGACCCAGAGTAGCCAAAATAATGGCAGTCTGAGCTAAGGAGACTATTAAGAAGAAATATAAGATCGCGTGCATTTTTCAACTCTCTTTTCAGAAAGAAAGGCCGCACATCCGTACCTAAGAACCAATCAGTTCCGCAGCTTTCACGGAAAGGTCCTAAGATGTAGCTTTTTGAATCATTCAGAGAAAAGCCTGAATACTTCAGAACTTCTACTAAGAACAGGGCCACACCCCTCGGACAGATGATATCATCACCATAAACAGCTAGCGATGACTTATCATATCCAAAGTGTCGACAAGACGCTAAGGATAGAGCATAAAAGATCATGCTCTCTAAAGGGAAGGTAAAACCATTGCCCATTGAGCTAAATTTAGCCCAATGTATCACTTCAGACCCGTAAACTCCGATAGGAGAACGAATGTCTGAGAGGTGATCGAACCATTCCTCCGGCAGTAATGCCTTAACCAGCTCGATGCATAGAGTATCGCTAGCCATAGACAAATCCAAAGTAACCGGACAGTCTTGCCAGCGACCATTCCAGCACGATCCGAGTCTAGCGAGATTTTGATTTCTCTCTTGACTAAAAAGATTGAGGCCGAAGGTCTTAAGTCGATTAGACAAAAGATCACCGACACCAAGCTGGAGGAAGATGTTCATCAACGGTTCAATAGCGATCGCTCGATGTGTCTGAGCGGTCTTCGGGACGAACGTCACTTTGTTGTAATTGACTACCTCAAACCGATAAAGAACCCGATTCCATGAGTCCTCGACAGAAGGTACGGGGTCTCCGATTAAAGAATCGGAAGCCACATACCTACGCCACAGCGGGTCCGCAAGGACCGCAGCTTGGGCAAGAGGTAAAGCTCTTGTGGTGACAGTATAGGACGGGGCCGAAAACTTATAATAGGCCGTCGTCCGTGAACCTGTTACGCCAACAGCACCACCCGGACCGTGTCTGGCGTGGTCATGGATCAAATTGAGATCCAGAGGACCTAGCATATCACGTATCAAATGCCTCGCAGCGTGAAAAACGCTGTGAAAGGCAGGTCTCTTTTTAGAAAGACGATACGGGAACTTCTCGAAATGCTTAATGCGTCGATTAGATATCCGACAGAGCTTTTCAGCTCGATGGAATCTTTTCTCGGCCTGCAGCAAAGGGTCAAGAAGAGCTACCTTCCCAAAAGGATACTTCTTCAGGAAGGACAGTAAAGACGTCGCGTCAAGAAACTCTGACGCAGATCCAAAACTCTGCGGATCATTAAACGTCTGGAGCTCAAAATAAGCTCCTGCATCTTCCCGATCGCAACACGACGTAAGCTGCTCGCGTAGTTGATCAGAGATGCTAACACAGTCCCTAGTCATACAACGAAGCACCCGCCAAGGGAACGAGGCGGAAGCTTGTGTGGACAAAGGGGCTTCGTACGCACGAAGGATCTCTTTTCGGAGAACCCGGAGTGACTCTGGTTTCATTGTCATCCTCATAAGCGAAGTTAGCTATTGAATAACGGCTAATACCTATTCTTAATGCTCAGCTTTTTAGGCCAAACATTTAAAGGAGGTGGAAGGAAAGCAGGTCGAAACCCGAATTCCCAACCCAACCAAAGAATCGTCGCGACTAAATCTTTGCGACGGTAGACATCCTGACTGCTGTAGAACTCAGAAAATCGAGAACGACAGCGACAGGCGACGACACTTCGGCGTTTTAAGCAGAAATGTCGAAGACCCGGGAACTTATGGTAGACTTGCGTCTTACCTAAAACTCTCGAGAAGGTGTCCATCTTAGGTAGGCATCGTGCCGGCGGTAATAGCAGCTTGCACATCTGTATCCTGACCGAGAAGGCCAAGGGTCAGTGCAAGTTGAGTACGTTCCGTCGGCGTCATCGCGACCGGTATACTGGTCAAGATTCGCACGATACCAACGTATTCGACGTCAGAGATAGTTTTATACAAAGCCATCTTAACGTCAAAACGTTCCACCCCGGCAAAAGTCGCGGTGGGCTTCGCTTGCGTGCGGTTGATGCTGATTATTGACCGTCCGCTACCAACGCTGTTTTTCCAAACAGCAACGTCCGATCCTTGATCATAGGCTGCGTAAAGCAGGCCTGTCCCGGTTGGGGCCGCAAGAGTTGTTGCAAGTTGTTTCGAGTTCATAAGTTACCTTATTGGATGACGAGTATTAGGCGCAGTTTTTGAAGTTCGCCCTAAAAGGGCAATAGCGTCCAATGCTCGTTTGACGTTGATTTTAACGTCGATTGGAGGAAGCAGTAGGTTATCACTAAGTGATGGTTTCCGTTCAACAATCTTCTGACTAAACGCATCGGTTAGATTAATATAACCGGTAGCGTCAAAGTAGAGAGAGAAGTGCGGATCCCACCAGTAATCCTGCAGAACGCGAATGCGATTAATCTGCCTGATAGTGGTAACACCTTCTGCAATAATGTTTATTCCTAACTGAGGCGTTAAAGCCTGCAGCCAATTGCCGATAGGTATGAACCAATCAACAACAAAGCTGAAGGGAGTGATCTCCCAAAAGAACTGCGGGAGATCCAGTAAGCCAAAGTCGCGAACAGATTGAGACGAAAGTTTCGCCTCATATAAGCAATAGGCTCGCGCACTCACTGTTTCGTTGTGAGAGATGAGCCAACCGGCATGTTCGAGAGCGATATCATCGATTTGAAGTCGATAATCTGCGGTATACTTCGACCGAGACTCCTTACCGGCTGAACGCGCACGCTGTTTCAGATTGCGTGTTTTGTCCAATGCTTTGAGAGTACCAAGCACATCATACATCAGAGGCGTCCAACCATATCGGTATGCTAGCCAATCCCTCATAAGGGGATCAACAACATCCTTACGGACAGACGCCAACTGAAAATTACCTCCGAGATACTTATGAGCCTTAGATAGGTTCATTGAGCCACTGACAAGTCCCTTGCGGAACTTAGCCAGGCGAGTAGCGGTTTCAGTAATAAGCGAAATCGTTTTCTCAGTCTCGTAGATAGACACTAACCCCATCACCAGTGCAGGAGAAATATTTCCTCTTGCCTTGATGGCAGCAAGTTTCCGAACAGGCTCAGCGTCTACAATGAAATCACACCCATTGGGTATGTTTCGGTAGAGCTGAAACTGATTATCGGGAACGAGCTCATGGTCTCGTACAGCACCAAACTGGCCGACATCTCGCCAGTGATACGCAAGAGAACCAGGGAGTTTGGAATTTACGGCACCAGCTATGTTGCCGTAGGTCAAATCATAACTTCTCTTATAGTAGGAGTTGTTAATGATCTGGCCATTCCGCATCGATGTGAAAAATCCCGGTACAACAACGTCATTACAAATTTCGTAATGACCTGCCGCACGACCCGGATGGGGCGTAACGGCATGTACAGGACCCGGAGGATCGGCATCGAACGTTTGCACGCTCTCTGTCGCATTTAAGGCGTTACGATAACGCGTCCTTAGGTGTGGTAAACTCATGTTCTGACCTCTACTCTGATAGTGGCTCTCACGAGTCAGCAACCAGATTGACCTTTAAAGGTCATAAGAGGCAGGAATCCGTGACGAGACCAAGAAGTAAAATCTCGTCACGGAAGGTCGACGAGCCCTCCACCTGCCCAACATGGAATGACGTACAACATGTCAGAAAGGTGAAGGACAAGTAGACCGAAAGGATCCCCGCGAG